AGAGGTACCCCCCAGCAAGCCAGTGACTACTGCAAGAAAGACGGAGATTTCGTTGAAATTGGAGAGTTACCTCAGGCCCCCTCAGCAGCAGGCGGTGCAGGTAACAAAAGACGATGGGTAGAAGCCTTTGCGAACGCACAAGCTGGCAAGTTTGACGATATTGACGCACAGATCCGGATCATGTATCATCGGACTCTGAAGAGTATCCATACCGAGAAATTACTCGAACAGCCTCGATTGGAGGGAGAGCTTGAGAACCTATGGTATTTCGGCCCACCGGGCAGCGGCAAGTCGCGTAAAGCCCGTGAAGATTATCCTGACCTCTTCCTTAAGGCACTCAATCACTGGTGGGATGGATACAGAGGTGAAGAGACTGTGCTCGTTGAAGAGTGGGAGCTTACTAGCGGAAAGTATCTTGGCCACCATCTCAAGATTTGGGCCGATAGGTACCCCTTCACCCCTGAGGTCAAAGGCTCCCATCTGCCTAAGCAGAGACCACGACGGATCATTATCACAAGCAACTACTCCATTGATGAGTGCTTTGGCCCCTCCGTCGACCCCGCACTCAACGCTGCAATCCACCGGAGATTCCGACAAGTGGATTTCGGACTTCTCTGACTGGGAGTACGAAGAATTGAGTGACAGTGAATAAAACCATTTTTCAGTTAGGGAGTCTCGGCGAGCTCCGCGAGACGAGCGGCCCTGTCAAAGCGAATGTCGGCTAGTTTCATTATGAAAGAGCGCCGCAGGCTTAATGGACCCCGTGTCCAGCGCTGGTTCTAGACAGTATTACCTAGAACCAGCTGTGGACTGGACAGGACACAGCGCGGGGGGGTACCCCCCGCAAAATGCGGAGCGGCGCAGCCGCGAACGCCAGTCAGCATGGCCTATCGACGTAAATACGCTAAGAAGCGAGTTTACAAGAGGAAACCGGTCTACAAGAAGCGTTACGTCAGGAAGAAAGCCTACCGTCGCCGCAAATAATGGAAATGAACATTACCAAAGGCGGCTCAAATGAGTACAGTGGTAGACGCAAGGGTCGTCTAGCCTCAGCCCCAAGGAAGGCGCTAGGTCCGTTTGGAGGACCACCCCAGAGCGAAAAAGTGGTAACTGCAACTTTGTACAATACACAGTTGAACTTTGCCAGAGGTACAGTAGCGTTTGCTCGTTTACCAGACGTAGTTGCGGTAGATCCGCAGACTTTCAAGACAATGACACCTCCAAGGACTGCCGCAGGCACTGGAACGAATACGATACAGCAACTTGGTGTTGAACAAGCGACAGCGTCAGTAGGTGCTACGCAATTGGATCCGTATCAACGGAATTTCTGGGGGATCAAGATTGATCACCCAGGGTGGAATGCCACCAGCGTTGTGCAGTGGGATGCAAACGTAAGTCAATTCGCGTATGTGAAGACTAGTCCAGTTGTCCTTGAGATTACGTTGCCCGATGCCCCCATCGTTACGTCGGAAGCAGTTAAGATGATTCGGCCAGGAGTGATGACTAACGCGCAGTTGACTGCAGCGGAAACTGCAAGGTTTGGAAATGGTGCAGGAGCTCCCATCTGGGACGAGATTCGTCCCATAGGAGCATGGCAGTACATGATAGTCCCTGCACAGAAGGCTGCTTCAATCAGTTTGCGCAACACCGTTGGTCTTGACAAGTGGCAACAATTGATGCAGTTAGGCTATAAGCCAAAGACGTGCAAAGGTAACAAGTATCGCGTAGCAGCTGGTGTGAGAGGATTCGATCAAGCAGGACAGAGTGATTGTGCATCACACTTGTTAGCCTTGATTCCTGCAGGAGCTATTCCTGCCAGGAATTCAAGCACAGATGGATTTGGACCCGGTCAATACACCAAGACTCATTCGACACAAGAAACCGATTGGTGCGTTCAATTCTTTGGAGCTGGCTCGTTTGCAGACACCTATGCTGGAGCGATTGAACGTGTTGAAAATTTCCGTGGTCAAGGGTATGATGTTGTTGCTTTTGGAAGCTGCATCATTTTTCAGTTCTGCCAGTATGCCCCTCCTACTGTTGAGGGCCTTGAGACTGCAGCAATCCAGCGTGTTCCCGTGACTTTGACTATTCACAACAAAACTGTGTTTACGCAGTTGAAAACTGCAAGTCGTGATTTGGGTCAAGTTTTCACAACTCCCATAACTTTGCCATCATAATCAATAAATTTGAATTTTTGAATTTTATGAAATTTCCTATATAGAATTTTTTAAAAAAATTTATTAGGGGTCTTTAATTTTTTTGAAAGGGGTTCCGGTATTAAAAACTTATAATAGGGATATCCGGTTCAAGATACCCCTAAAAAAGGTTTGCCCCCCATGTTTATATATGTATTTCTCCCGTCCACAGGTGTGAAACCGTGGCCTAGTGGTTATCGATCGCCCCCCAGAAAAAGGCGTCGTATCACCTCAGGCACCTAAACAAAAATCCCCAGAACCGATTTTCAGTAATGCAAACTCCAGACAAAAATTTAGGGGTAAGAAAAAATTTGTTCGAACTCGAATTTCGTTTCATGACGCCTGACAACAAACCCCACAACCCAACCCAACGTATCGAACCCACCCGTGTGGTCGGATACCGTTGGCTCCTACAGCAAATGGGCCATAATGCCCAGTTCCCCATAGTGATAGACTAATAAACTATGCAGAGTAGAGCCCGGCACTGGGTGTTCACTCTGAACAACCCCAACTCTGAAGAGAGTGTCGGCTCTTTTCTTTCGGAGAATGAAGACTGCGAATACCTTGTATTCGGTAGAGAAGTAGGGGAAACAGGGACCCCTCACTTGCAAGGGTACATTTGTCTCAAAGAGAAAAAATCCCTTAAGTGGCTAAAAACCAACATACACAAAAACTGCCACTGGGAAATAATGAGAGGTACCCCCCAGCAAGCCAGTGACTACTGCAAGAAAGACGGAGATTTCGTTGAAATTGGAGAGTTACCTCAGGCCCCCTCAGCAGCAGGCGGTGCAGGTAACAAAAGACGATGGGTAG